TCACATTCGGCAATCGCATACTTGCCACTACTATATTTATTAGGCATAGAATGTCGCCCTAGGAACAAACCTAGAAGCGGCTTTCTCTCTGTCCTCCGTGGAAGCCATGAGCCACTGCTCCTCGTATTCTTGTTTTAAAAACTGCAATCGTGCCTGTCCGTCAGGTAGTTTCTGAGCCATATAAAAAGCAAGTCCTGCTACCATACAAGGCAGTAGTCTAAATGGAATATCAGCTTCTACTGTGCCGTTTGCGCCAGCGTCTTGAACTCTACGTAGTCTCCAATAGACAAAGGTATACGGACCACCACCTGCGTCTGGGGTTAGCCAGAGATTAACAGCGGGTAAGTTTTGAACTGTAATAGCCGCACCAGAAGTGTGTGCCGCAGCAGTCGTGCCGTTTTGACCACGAAAGACATTAATTAAGTTATTGCCACTTACGTTGGAGTAGCCAATCGTCTCAGAGTCAATCTTAATAAAACCTGTGGTTGACAAGTAACTAGCATTAGAAACGGGAATAGTCGTAGCTGTTGACGTAATTGTGCTGGCTAGGGTTGCTAAAGACGTATTAGACTGCCCTGACTGACGGTTAAACCACATCTGAATAGGACGTCCTTGAGCTAATTTATTGGGAATCGTTGCCCAAGTAGACTCTGAAATACGGGTCATATTAATGTCTATTTGGTTGCTTTGTACACCATTATTTTGACGAACCACAGCATCTAGAATGTCAATGGTATCTATAGGCATTGGGTATAAGCCTTGTCCTGTAACTAGATCAATCTGACCTTGCTCAATAGTCCATAAATTAATACCACGGTTTGCCCACTCAATGGTAAGCAAATTCAATGATCTACGTGCGGTACGCATATCGTAACCAGTACGCAATTCAGTACCACAACGCTCAAAAGCCTCTTCAATGAGGTTATTAAGGTCTAAATTAAAAGCTACGGTTCCAGAAGTACTCATATCTTCCTATATGGCTTTACTTTTGCTTTGACTTTTTTTGGCTGCGGGACGAACTGTTTTCCCGCTGCTTTTCCCGCTCGCTTTGCTTTTGTTGTTGCTGCGTACTCCTGCGGGCTTAGGGACTCGATTGCTTTTTTTGGCAGGTATCGCTCTCCTGTTTCGGACGACTTCTTCCCCGACTTGGTTGTCCACTTCTGGTCGCCCCAAGCCTTGAGGCTGCGCTGTGATTTTGCTAATGCCATTGAGTAATCTCCAGAACCATTTAATCACGATAACCACCGCCAGCTGCTTTGTATTTCTTAGCTACTAATTGCGCTTTACGAGCTGACCACTGACCTGCGCCAGTGCCATGTGTTGCAGCAGCTTTAACTTGAGAAACAATCCGTTTACGTAAGCTAGGTTTTGTGTAATTACCAGCAGCATTAACCTTGCCGCCTTCTTTGTATTGCGTAAAGTCAGTATCATCTTTGCGTTTTTTCTTAACCGCATTTGGCATTTTGGAAGGGGAGATAGCTCCCATACCACGAGACGGTCTCATGCACGAGTCTTTCCACGAATAGCGCAACCGTCAGCACGTTTAGATGCTGAAGATACTTTGCCGCCAGATTTAAAGTTTAAACCCATTGACTTCATTAGACGCTCGCCTTTGCTTTGCAAAGAAGGCTTCATGGCATACTCAGACTCTTCCTTAATCATCTGACTAGCAGATCTTGGGGTTGGCTTAGTAACCTCTTTACTAACATTTTTAACCACGCTTGGAGCTTTATAGTCAGGACCACGAAGATTCTCTGGCATATAGTTTTTGTTAGCTTTTTCCTTAGCCTCATCTTTTCTAAACTGTCTCATAAAAGGAGAGTACTCTTCACGGTCTGTTTCAGGTTGTACTCTAGATTTTACTGGCTTGATGTCGTTGTTTAAACCCATACGATCCAAATCTTCGTTTGAATAGTCTGGCATTGGAAGTTTTGTTCTTTTTTGAGAAACAGTTTTTGGGGCGGCTTTTATTTCTGAGTCGTACAAATCACCGTACTCATTGCGCTTGATTGATCCTCTGACCATTCCCGCTTCATCTTCAATATCAGATCCTTTAATACCTTCAAGACCTTCAACAGATTTCATAGCACGGGTACGAACATCGTCACCAACACCACCACCGCTTTGAAAACGTTTCATTTTCTTTTTCATGTTAGCAAGCTCCGCCAGACTTCATAGTAACCATTTTGCCTTTGGTATGACCTTTAGAAACGCAGCCATCAGCACGGGTTACACCGCCTTTAGCCATTTTATGCATACGTTTCTCATGACTTTTAACTGCTTTTGCAGCCACTTTAGCCATCATTGGCATATCTTTTTTAATATCTTCGTGTTTCACTTTGCCGCCCTTTTTAAAAACACCACGTCCTTTGAGAATGTCTGCACGAGTTACTTTACCGTCATCATTAAGGTCTGGAAAGTCGTTCATGTTAGCAAGCCTTTCCACCTTTTTTCATGGAAACCATTGTGCCTTTAGTTTTACCCTTAGACTCAATGCCGCCACCTTTAGCGTACATACCGCCACCCATCATTTTTTTAGCCATGCCACCTTTTTTCATGCCAGCTTCTGCCATCTCATGCTTAAGCATAGACTTAGGAGCGCCTTTTTTCTTCATAAAAGACACTTCTTTTTTCATCATTTCTTTAGACTCTTTCATGGTTCCACCTTGTTTAAACGTTTTGCCTTTATCGGCAGTTAAAAATTCTTTCCCTACAGAAGAAGGTACTCCTGCTTTTTTGGCAAACTTTGGGTTATTAGCCACAGCCGCCATAAAATTATGTTGCTTTTTTGAAACACTCGGCACTATTTACTTCCGAATAAGTTCATCAATTTTGCTTTCAAGCTTGTTAAACCTTGCGTCCATGTGTTCAACAATGCGCTCAACTTCTGCTTTAGTAACGTTATCACGAGCTACCTCTTCTCTTGTTTTATTTAACAAAATATCAATGCGTTTTAAGTCATTAAACTTTTCGTGCATCATATATCCAATTAGGGCGACAAATATAGTTAGCCCGCCTGTCCAGAGTTCCATCATATCTAACATTTCCACCTCGCAAGGGAGGCAGCCTTTCTGGTTGGTTTGCCTTTTTCGTCCTTCATTGGACCTGGCATCCCAGACATACGGGCGCAGAATGATTTTTTACGAGCGCCACCTTCGGGCTGTGGAGCCTTTAGATTCGAGCCAGTAGCTTTATTATACTTAGCACGACCTTTGGCGGTAAGCCCAGCGCCCTTAGATACAGGCAACTTTTCACCACGACCAACCGCAAGAGAGGGACCTTTTTTCTTAGCCATAGAAAATTTGTACTGAATCCATGTTAGACATTTCTGCATACACCGATGTATCTGCCCGTACCCCTTCGCCTGGAATAATAGGCGAATTATTAAACAAATCAGTAGCAGCGGGTTCATAGGTAGCAATCCAACGACCAACTGCATATACAGCCGAAGTGCTTGTAATGGTGCGTGAGTTAATATCAGTCAAAGTAAAGGTATTTGCGCCTGTTACTGTAATGGTATATGTGCCGTCAGTAGCTGAAACGCCTGAGTTAGCCAAAAAATGAATACCAATAACTGTACCTGTAGTAAGCCCATGAGCTGTTTTAGTTACCGTTACGGTTGTACCACTTTGTGCATACGTTACGCTAGATGATACGGGAACGCTAGAAGCATCAAATAAAACTACATAGCCAGCAGTAGCTGTTCCAGTAAACGAAATAGCTTTAATCCGTGTACCGTAATTTACAAGATACCCACTTGAGTTTAAGTGAGCCTGTTTTACATCATATTGCATACCCATAATTAATCTCCTAAAGATTTAAGTGGGTCAGGGAAAACCCTAACCCGTTAGATTAATTAAGAAGTAGCAAACGGAGTAGCAACAGTACCTGTGCCTAGCACTGTGCCTGTAACCATATACTTTAATGCAGTAATTGCGTAGATTTGTACAAATGTACCTGCAACTCCACCAGTGGTTGTGCCGTTAAAGTTAATAAAGTCATCACTTGCACCAGCCACAAAACCACGGGCTGCGTCTGTTGAATCAGTGTCAATAGACAATATAGCGCCTACATACTTGTCTGTGCCGTCAGTACCAATCTTCAAGGAAGAAGTAGAGATTGTGGTTGGAACCCAGATTGTGTACACAACGC